TTTGTCATGTTCGTATCGCTGTGCAAACTCTTCTCTAAGTTCCGCAGTAAGTTCTTCTCTTGCTTCAGAAATTTTACCTTCCCATGCTTCTTGAAGAGCAGATTTAACATCTTCTGTTAATTCCGCGTTCTCAAGTAGTTCTGTAAAATTCACTGCCATAGTAGTCTCCTACTTATAATTTTAAATCGTTGATGAAACCAGTGATTGCTTTCATCAAGTGTTTTTCTGCACTTTTATCGTGTGTTAATGCACTAGCGGTTTCAAACATTTGACTACCGCCTCGCATATTAAATAAACTCTCATATATAGTTTTAGGATAGGCATCAGGGGCACTTGGCTGTGCCACAATGTCCACTGTTACAATATCAAAGTCGCTTACTTGTCCACTTCCGTCGACGTTTCCACTACCTCTACTGCTTACACCAAGTTTAGCACCTGCTTTTAATAATGCTCTCGCAATATTACCCATCGGTGTTTCTATAATTTTAAGTTTGCCCAAACCGTTTGAATCATCATAATTCATATCTGTAATTATGTGACTTACACGGTCTAAATTTATCTGCAACTCTTCAGGATGATCTAACTCACCCATCACAGTTTCGCCTTTTCCAAGACGTTCTTTTACACTATTAACAGCATTCTTGATTTCATCCTTAGGATAAACTCTTCCATTCTGGTTCTTTACATCGCCCTGAATGAACAAACCTTGCATGAATAAATCTTTACCGTCTTTAGATTCCATTATCTGGACGTTAGACGCTTCTGGACTTAAATATTCATATAGTTTATTTGCCATTAATATCTCCTATCAGTTTAAAAAGACTTATGCCTTTTTAGGTTCAACTTTAATGTTGTCTGTAGGTGTGTGATCTTTTGCTGACTCACCTTTGTTGCCTTCGCCGCCGTCATTTATAACAACTGCTTTAGTTTTACCGTCTGCAATTTTTGAAGGAGCAGGCATTTTCATACCGTCTTTGCTGTCTTCTAATGGTGCTTTTGGTGCCGCTACTGTATCAGATAACTTAGTTGCTTCTTCAACAACTTCGTCTTCTTCTGCAACTTCTTCGTCTAAGTCATATTCAACTGACTCTAAGTCCATTTCAGCAGGTAATTCAGCATCCATTTCTGCTTCTTCACCGTCTTCCATTTCATCTTCGTCGTCTGCTAATAATTTTTCAAATTCTGCTTTAAGGTCTTCAAGCTCGTCTTCGATATCGTCAACTTTATCTTCTAGATCTTTATCTCCGTCTTCAGCATCTAATTCTAATTCATCTTCTGCTTCGTCTTCGAAAGTTCCTTGTTCGTCTGCTGTAATATCTGCTTCAAAGTCGTTTGATTGGTCAATAACTTCATCCATGTTATCTTCTTCAATTGCTTCTTCGCTTGATTCTTCTGCCTCTTCAACAGCCTCTTCATCAGATTCCTCTGATTCTTCAACTGCTTCTTCTTCTGCTTCGTCTGATTCTTCAACTGTTTCTTCCTCGGAAACGTCTTCGTCTAGAACTTTTTCATATTCTGCTCTTGCTTTAGCAACAACATACTCATGAAGCATTTCTTCCGCTTTATCGTTTTCTTCGGCTAATAATAGTTCAAGAATGTTCTCTAATTGTGTTCTTGATTCTGACATTGTGGTCTCTCCGATTAAATATTTTATGATAGAAATGACTTAAAAGCCATTCTACCCTGTTAAGTACTTATAAGATGTATGTTTTTATGTATGAAAACGGTGTAAAAATGATGTTTTTGATGCGATATTTGTGAAATCGCTAGTCTATGTCTTTATATTTACTTTAAATAGTAAATTAATTAAAAACTAACTAAACTAAGCCGCCTGAGTCCTGTTGCGAATTTGCATACATTACTTTAACAAAATCGTTGTGTTCTTCTTTTTCTTTGTTTTTTAAATCTCTGACTTTTCTTAATTTACCTAGTTCTTCCAGGGTAAGTTTTGATTTTCGTGTATCTTCCTTGCTTCTTTTAACAAATTCATCAAGTTCCGGATTGTAAAATTCTACTAATCTCATTATATGCTACCCTCTCCGCCTGGTGTTATAGGTGGTTCTCCGCCTTCCGGATTATTTATGCCTTCTGGGTCCATTGAAGGATCTGCTAAAGGTATATCACCCTGTGGTATTTCAAAATTAGGATCTACTGCCATTGGATCATTTGGTCTAATACCCAAGTTTCTCAATTCTGCAGATTTACCGTCCTGTGTTTCGTATTTCTTATAATCGTTTTCAGATCTCCAGAGCTCTTCGTTTTCTTTAATCTCTTGCTCTGTTAATCCTAAATATTTTTTAAGTTTAAATTGATTGGATAAGTGCGGTACTGCCGCCACTGTATTATACAACTGGGCTCGTTCCGTATCCAATTGTAGATCTTTATATGTACTAAAGTTTAAAGGTTTGTTGAGTTCAATATTGAAAACACTACTGTCTATTTCAATGCCTCTATGCTTTAAAAAGATCTTAAACTCTCTATCTAAGTCTTCTTGTATTTGCCTTTGAAGTCTTTCTACATACTTTGCAAACCTATATTCTTGTATATATGCAACACCTACTTTACCGTCATTGTATACTGCCGAACCGTCATCAGGTCCTGTAGGTAAGTAAGAACTTGGTATTCTAAGTCCTCTTAATAGTTTATTATTAAAGTATCTTAAATCGTCAATTTGTCCTAAGTTTTCTCCACCGGGTAGTGTATCTACTTTAGAACCCCTGCCGTCTGCCGTTTGAGCAAAGAAGTAATCTTCTAACATACTCATAGGATTATAAGCGGCATCTACAACACCACTGCCGTCTGCTTTCTTATTAGGTACACGTTTTTGTTGCACTTCATATTTAACTTGTTCTAAGTACTGTCTTGCTTTGTGAGGCGGCATATTACCTACATCAATCATAAACACACGTCTTTCAGGTGCTCTATGTACTCTGTAAATAATAATACTGTCTTCTAATAATTCTTTTTGCTTGAAAACTTTAAAAATTGGTTCTAAAATGCTTACGCCAAAAGGCCATGCATGGTCCATACCTTGTGTTAAACTGATATGTACAATGTGTTTGGAATCTACAGGCGTGCCTTGGTCTGCACCGTCTATTGCGCCTGTACCATATGCATTAGCAGTACTATTTACACCCGCCATGACACCTGTTAAACCCTGTCCTGAACCGTATGGTCTAGAATGTAATCCTGCCACACTAGTTGCTGTTAATTCTTCAAATAAAGGTTCTAAGTTTTTAATGAAGTAAGTTTCTATTTTCTTACCTTCTGATTCGTTTACAATAACTTTTTCTACATTTGCAGGGTCACACCAATACAGTTTATGCGTTTCTGGATCTCTAATAAAAAATTGATCGCCATACTTAATAGTATTTCTAAAAATACCAAAGACTCTTTTATGCAATTCGTTAAGTTTAGTCCACTGTTTAATGCTTTTACCTAAAATTGCACTTTCTGTATCAGTTGGATCTGTATTATAATGTATGCTAAAAGGTAGTCCAGAATATTCATCTTCTTGTGTGCCGAATTCTGCTACAGTATCTAATGCCGCATTAATTTCCAAATCGTTATCCATTTGGTCATACTGCATGTATCTCATTAATCTGTTAGGGGAACCTGCATATACTTCAGGTAACCAACTTGCATATCTGCTGGAAGCCGCACCAGGACCTGTTTCAGACTGGTTGCCTGTCACATTAAGTGGTAATCCACTATTGTCGACTGATGTAAAATACTTTTTCCAACTCATTTAATAATCCTTTTAGTTATATTACACTATTTATCTGAAGTTGTCAAGTATCGATTAGTTTTTTTGATTACATGTTGCCTGCTTCGACAACTTTAACTTGTTTTCTTGCAAGAAGTATAAGTGTCTCGAAATAGGTTTTAAGTTCTTCGTTAGATAATCCTTCTACGCCATCTTGATCAAAGGACTTTGCAAAATTTCCACCGCCTGGTGTTGCCGCACCAAACATCGCCGCACCTCGTGTCTGCTGTACTTTAAAAGGCACCTTTCCGGCCTCCATGTATTGTTGCAATCGTTGAGACTCATCTTTGGTTAATTGTGTAGAACCTAAACTTACTACTTGTGCCTTTCCGCCGGTGCCGGAAGTATTTAAAAATCTTTGTCCGCCAAAGTCACCTATAAATCCGCCGGAAACTTTTCCATGTTTATTTGTTTGTCTTGCGATGGCTTGGTCTGCCGCTGACGCTGACAGATCATTAGGGTCTGGATTCACCATTACATCTTTCGCAATATTAGGAGTTTCAGCAAAACTACGTTTTTGTAAATTATATATTTCGCGTCGTTGTCTATACTCTTGTTTCTCTCGTTCTATCTCTTCTTCAGAATATCTTATTCCAGGAATAATAGCGTCTGCAATTCTTAAGCTCATAGAATGTAACATAACACCAAACTCTAGAGAAATCATATCAAACAATGTTATTAAAGCAGGTTTTACAACGTCTGTAAATGTTTTCATAAATCCAGCACCTTCATTTTCTGTTAAGAATGCTTTTACTCTATCATTAAACATACCTATTTTTACAGTCAAAACATCTATTGCCATTGGTATTTTTTTAGCAAAACCTTCAGCAAGAGGTTCACTGTCAGATTCAATCCCAAAGAATGTTTCAGCAAGGCTTTGTATAGCATTTTTCATTGCTTTGAAAGAATTATTAAAATCATCATAGTTTATATTTTTTATCAAAGATGTAATAAATTTATCTTTAACTGAACCTAAAGTAGACATAAGTTGTGTACCTGTAGACTGAACTAGATTTAATGTTCTTTGAAATTGAACTGGGTCTATATTTTTAAAATTGTCGCCCATATTCTGTATTTTTCTAAAAGACTTTTCAAACTGC